AGCTGTTCGGCGTCTGTTTTTTCGACATCCAGTTCCCAGGTGCGGCCCAGGGTGGTGCTGGTGAAGGTCTTCAGCGACGTGATGTCGCCTTCCTGCGCCTTGTTGTGAGCGGCGATAAATTCGCGTACCAGCTTGGCCCAGGTGACCAGCGGGCTGTAGGCGGTCCACACATGAAAAGCGATGTGTCGCAGCGCGCTGATCACCGCGCCACTGGCGTTGCGGAACACGCCAGCGTGGTCGATCGTGACGCTGGCGTCTTCGTTTTGCCAGCGGCCGGCTGGCGCCGCCGCCAGGTACTGGCCCTGGTCGATCAATGAACCGCAGTGCGGGCATAGGTGGCGCACGCTGTCCGGATCGTTGTCCAGCCATTTGAAGCCGTGCGTTTCGTCCTTGCCGCCCCATGTCAGCGCATGGAATTCGCCACAGTCGGGGCACGGGATAGCGAACTGGAAGCGTGCATCGGCCAGGATAAAGCGCGCCTCGATCAGCGAAAAACCTTTCAGGCCCGGGGTGGAGCCGGCCACCAGCTTGGGAAACGTGGCACCCTCGACGCGCTTGGCCGCCAGGGTGATCGGGTCGCCTTCTTTCTCGACGTCGCCATCGAAGGCGTCGAGCTCGTCGAGCAGTGCGTTGTCGACGGAAATGCGGCGATAGCTGCGCGCCGCCTTGCCGCCGCGCGTGTGCAGCATGCAGCCGAGGAATTTCTTTTGCTGCAGCGTGTTGTCCTTGTGACGCGACATGTGTGCCGGGAAGGCCTTGCGCATCGCTTTTACGTCGCGCAACATCGGCTCGAGTTCAGTCTTGACGAATTCGTCGCTGTCGCCGTCGGTCGGCTGCCACAGCGCCTGGTTACGGCGCTTGTGTTCGATGAAATAGGCGATCGCCGCCAGCAGCATCTTGGTGTAGCCGACCCGGGCCGACTTCATGAAATCGACTTCACCGATATCGTCGTTGCTGATGCAGGCCATGATGGCGCGCTGGAATGGCCAGGCCTCCCAAGCCTGCTCGACATAGGACGATTCTTTCGACAGGTAGAAGTGCTTGCCGGCCCACTCGTCCAGCGTCATTGGCTCTGGCACGCCGAAGGTGCTCAGACCGCGCGCCAGACAGGCGGACAGTTCAGGCGATCGCCAGTTGAGGACTTCGGCCAGATCGCTCATTCGCCCTGGTCCTCGATCACTTGATGCTCCGGCGCCGCGCCGTCTTCCTCTTCGTCGTCGCGCAGGTCGGCCAGCGAGATGTTGGCCACGATGTTGCGCACCTTGGCGATCTCTTTTTCGATGTTGCCGATCTCGTCCGACGACAGCGACGGCACGCGCCGCTTGACCGCGCCCGGGATAGCGTCGAACAGACCGCCGATGCGTGCGCCAGCCTTCGACAGCACTTCCTCGATCAGCACCACCGGCGCCAGCTCGCCGCGCGTGACGCCGTTCTGCATCTCGATGCGCTCGCGCTGCACCTTGGCCAGCATGGCGCGCTCGGCGACCAGGTCCAGGCCTTCGCCCGACGAGCGGCCGGCTGCAGTTTCGCGCAAATGCGAGCAGTAGGCGTGCAGCATCTGCTGGCCGGACATGCTCGAATCGAGGATGCCGCGCCCGACCAGATTGCCGACCGCCTGCTGGCTCACGCCCACCAGCGCGCCGAAGGCGGCTTGCGTCATTGTCAGAGACAAATCAAACAACACAACCCCCTTGCAAATACCCTGTGACTAGCGAAAAAAGGGGGTTCGAATTACCCTTGCGAGGGGAGGCTGGGGAGTACCTTTGGGAAATATTGCTTTTTTGAAACATTTCTTTTTATATATCATTACATTTATGAACAAAATGCATAATATGCAATGTTTTTGCCTTCGCCATTTCACTACTGATAGTGATTCTCATTTTCATCTTGCCGTCCTCATTGCCTCGGCATAGGCGCGCGTGAACTGGCCGGCGAACTCCTTCTCGACCGTCTTCTCGACGACGTAGGTGAAGTCGAAGTTCTTGTGGTACAGCGCCCAGCGCACGAAGATCATCACCGGCTTGAGCGAACCAGCGCCGCCGCCGCGCATGCTCTGGTACACGCCCAGCGGCGCGCGGTCTCCGGGGCGGCCGACGAAGTAGCGGAAGCCTTGGCGTTTCTTGGTGCCCATGGCAAGCTTGGCGCGGCCCTGGGCTGTCATGTTCGCCTTGTAGCCAGCCTCGGGGAACGAACGGAAGTAGCTCAGGATCTGTACGATCTGGCCGCGATTCATGTTGCCGTAGCTGTCGAGCTTGGCGCCCGCGCCCGGCACGATGCGGTAGCCAGGGGGCAGGGCGCCCACCGACTGCATGGCTTTTTCAAATCGCTTCATTGGACGCAGGCCGCCCTTGATCTGCGGCGCCAGGTAGGTGGCCGCTGGCGTGGCCTTGGCGGCGAAATCCTTCAGCTTTACCTCAGCGGTCAGGTTGGCCCTGGTGGCCGGTCGCACGAACAGGCTGGACAGCGTGTACGGCGTCGGGCTGCGAAAGATGTCGCGCATTTCGTGCTTGAGGTTCGCGCTGGCCAGCTGGGCCGTGCGCGTCAGTGCCACGCGCGTGGCGAAGGTGACCTGCTTCTTGCCGGCGTCTGTGAAGGCTGTCAACTGCTGGATGGCCGGGCCTACGTTGATGGTCATGCACGCACTCCCAGCGTGCGCTCGGCGCACTCGATCACGAAGATGCTGAAGATGGCGCCGGCCTTCTTGCGTTCCATGATGCGCCGCGCCCAGCGTATGCCATCGCCCTGGCCGGCCTCGCCAATGTTCTTGAGCTTGAAGGCGCCGATCAGCTGCTGCGCCTTGCGGCTCGGCGTCACTGACTTGCCAGGCGCTGGCAGCGCTATCGGGTCCTGCGCCGGGATAGGCTCGATCACGTCGCGCTCCAGCTCGGCAGCCAGCGCCGCTTCCCAGCGGGACCGCAGCACGGCGTATGGGTGACGCGCGCATTCGAACGCGCCCAGCTTGCGCCAGGCCCAGAACACGGCCGGCGACGACCACACGTTCGGCTCGCCGCGATCACGCAGCGCGCCTTGCTCCAGCGCTTCATGGAATGCCACCGACGGATCAAGGGGCGGGCGGCACAGCGCCAGGAATTCCGGCAGCGTCGGTGGCCAGGCGCGGCTATCGAGCCGCTCGACACCGCGCGTCAGCTCGGCCGTGGTCAGCACGAACAGCTTTTGTGCCCAGTGGCGCTTGATGCCATCGGGATCAATGCCTTTCCACTGGTCAGCGAACTTCACGCCATAGCTGAACGCCATCTTGTTGAACAGCGCTTTGACCCACTTTTCCGGGATCGCTTTTTCAGGCCAGGCCAGCGCTTGCTCGTCCAGGGGTGATGTCGATAATGTTGTTTGCTCGTTCATTTTTTCGTGGTCCGCTTCCTGTCAATCCATCAAGGGTTTCCTGCCGTGCCTGATCGCGTGTTGCAGCAGGCCCGCTTGGCGCTGCCCGTGCTGGCGGCCGGGCGCCGATAACCTGCATGGTCCTGGCCTCACCGGCCCAACGCTGCAGGATGCCCACCACGTAGCCGAAGCTGATACCGGCGTTCGGTTTCGACCTTTTCGCCTCGGCGCATGCCGCCAGCACGGTCTCGACGCTCACCCCTTGCTCGGCCAGGGCCAGCAGCCGGGGGTCGGATAGCTGCGACTGCACGTCTTCTTTGCGCAAGGCGATGCTCAGTTCGACCGCCGTCGCCCTGCCCGCGCGCTCTACGCTCAGTGTTGGCGGTGCTGGGGGTTGGTTCTGGTTCTGGTTTTGGTTTTGGTTTTGGTTTTGGTTAGCACCCTCGCGCACTGTTCCCGAACTGTTCGCGCACTGTTCGGGAACAGTGCGCGAACTTTCGGCGTGCTGCTGTTGCACAAAATCCAGCGTGCTTTGTCCAGCCGCCGCAAGCTCGGCGGCCAGCCGCGCCGCTTCTTCGCGCTTCTTCTTCGCCGCCTTGCCGCCTGCGCTGGCCGCCTCCAGGCTGTCGTAATAGGCCTGGATATCGGCGGCGCACGCGGCGTCTTCCCAGCCGGCGTCGGTCAGCACGAAGAAGTCGTCCAGCACGGCGTTGGCCGCCTCGATCTCTTCCGGGGTGGTGATGCGCAGCAGGCGGAATAGCCGGACCTTGTCGGCCAGCAGTGGCGCTTC